GTTAATTTTCACGCGAAGCCAATTTTTCAGATTTTCAAAAAAGTTTTTTCTGATTTTTTGAAATGATTTTCCTTTTTTATGGATATTATAAAATTAGAACGGGGTTGAAGTGATGAACAGAGCCGACGAGCTTAGAAAGCTATGTGAAGACCTGGACGAAGCGTCAAAGGTTGCAACTGAACAGCTGATTGACGAAATAGCATTCTTAGAAGATCAGCTGAAAGAGTTACGCCGGTACCCGTTCCTTGCAGTGAACCCTAAGAACCCACAGCAACAACGGTCAACACCGGCGGCAAAGCAGTATAAAGAAATGCTGCAGCAATACAGCGGGTGCGTTAAGATCCTGATATCAGTTATTGATAATAAAGGCGGCAAGGAAACAAGTCCGCTTCGCGAATATCTTAACGCGATGAAAACCGGAGGACTGGAGTTGCGGTGAGCTGGTTATTAGAATACCGCGAAGCTATCAGACGCGGCGAGATCATAGCCGGAAACGAGCTGATAACAGAACTTGATAACCTGATTAATGATATGGATGATCCGCGTTATATCTATGATACGACGGACGCCGATATACGCATTAACTTTATGCAGGGTTGTATAAGGCTGACTAAATCACCGTTCTATAATAAGCCAATGAAACTGATGCTGTGGCAGAAAGCTTTTATTGAAGCGCTTTATAGTTTCAAAATGGCTGATTCGTTCTATACCGACAACGCCGGCAGGCGCCGAAACGTTGACAGGTTCCAGGAAAGTATATTGCTGATAGCGCGAAAAAACACGAAGTCAGAAACCTGCTCAGCGCTCATACTGACTGAATCAATCATTGGTAATGAAGGCGCGGACTTGGTGTGCAGCTCAAATGATGATATTCAGGCGTCAATACTATACGATGCTATTGATACAATGCGCTTGCTGATTGATCCGGATCAGCTTGACACGGCAAAAAATCAGCGCTTTATTCGTATTCTGCCGACAAACTCAAAGATTTTTAAATTATCGGACAGAACGCGAAACAAAGAAGGGCGCAATATTGATTTTGCGGTAATTGATGAAGTACACGAAATGAAAACCAATGTAATCATCAAGTCAATACAGCAAAGCCAGAGCTTAAAAGATAATCCGAAGTGTGTAGAGATTACAACTGAAGGGTTTGTTAATGACGGCGCGCTTGACGATATACTGAAAAAAGCGCGTGCGATCATACGCGGCGAGGATGACGGCGTAAGCGCCGAAAGATTTTTGCCGTGGCTGTATACACAAGATTCTGAAAATGAGGTATGGACTGATCCAAAGTCATGGCAGAAAAGCAATCCTTCGCTGGGTACAGTTAAACGCTGGGACTATCTTGAAAAACAGATTGACTTAGCGAGAAAAAGCAAATCTGACCGTATTTTTGTATTATCAAAGGATTTTAATTTTAAGCAGAACGCGGTGCAGGCGTGGTTAAACCCAGAGGATTACAAATACGTTGCTAAATATGATCTTGACGACTTCCGCGGCGCGCTTTGCCTGGGCGCGGTCGATCTTTCAGAAACTACAGATATGACCAGCGCGAAAATACTGCTTATGCGCAAAGATGATAAAACAAAATACGTGCATCAGCATTATTGGATACCTGAAAGCAAGCTGTCAAACGCGGATGATATTCAGGCGGGCGCTAAGTATAAAGAATGGGCGCAAAAAGGCATGCTTACTATCTGCGAAGGCAACGACATAGAACTGTCCGCAGTTGCTGACTGGTTTTATGATATGTACGTTGAACACCGCTTTAAGCTCTATAAATGCGGTTATGACGTAAAGTTTTCTAAAGATTTTCTCCGCCAAATGGATAGCTACGGCTTTGAAACTGAGATTGTATTACAGAACAAGCTAACACTTAGTAATGCAATGAAACTATGTGAAAGCGATTTGAAAAGCCAGTATATCAATTACAATGAAAATGAAATTGATATGTGGTGCTTAGGTAATGCCGCAATGGAAATGGACAATGTCGGAAACGTTCAGGCAGTGAAAATACCAGGACAAGCCGGCAAACGAATAGACGGCGCTGTAACTCTTATAATTCTTTATGAGATGTACCGCCGCTATAGAAGCGACTTTGTGAAGATGCTGAAATGAGGTGTAATTTTTGAAATGGTTTGATAATTTATTCCGGCGTGCGCCTAAGAACAACAGACCAGCGCCGACAATGGACGGCTGGACGCCGTGGTATAGTCAGTTTGGCACCAATATCTATGCTTCAGATGTGGTTCAGCAGGCTTTAAAGTGCATTGTCGATGAAATGAAAAAGCTTAATCCAACGCATATAAGGGTGGACGATAACGATCCAATACCGATTAAAGGCGGCTTGCAGGACGTACTTGAACAGCCTAATCCATTAATGACAAGCTGCGAGTTTATAGAAAAAACAACCTGGCTTTTATTGATGAATTATAACGCATTCATTATTCCCACGTTTTACATCTGGAAAGATGAAAAGACAGGAGCCCAAAGGCGCTATTATGATGGCTTATACCCTATAAAACCCAGTCAGGTGGAGTTTATTGAAGACGCGAGCGGAGAGCTGTTTGTAAAGTTTTATTTTCTTAACGGATATGATACAACAATCAAGTATTCAGACTGTATACACGTCAGATATAACTATTCCGTCAATCAGTATATGGGCGGAAACCTACTGGGACAGCCGGATCATGACGCGCTGCTTAAAACGCTTGATCTGAATAATGATTTATTGCAGGGCGTAGCAAAGGCGATGAAGGCAAGTTATGCAATTAACGGCATAATCAAATATAATACGTTGATTGACGACGGGACAACAGAAGCTAATCTGAAAAAGCTTGAACAGAAATTAAGACAAAGTGAAAGTGGATTTTTGCCGCTGGATCTTAAATCAGACTTCACGCCGCTGGAACGTCGTACTAACTTGGTAGACCAGGGAACATTAAAGTTTGTTGATGAAAAAATACTTAGAAACTGGGGCGTTCCGCTTTGCATTCTGACGGGGGACTATACGTCTGATCAGTACGCCGCTTTCTATCAGAAGACGCTTGAACCAATCATAATTTCTTTTACACAGGCGTTTTCTAAAAAGCTGTTTTCACCGCGGGAGCGATCTTTAGGCAACAAAATTGTATTTTACCCGAAAGAGCTTGTATTTTTGAACATGACGCAAACGCTGGAAATGATTAATTTATTATCACCGACCGGCGCGCTGTATGAAAACGAAAAAAGGACGGCGCTTGGACTAAGGCCGGCGCCGGAATTAGTGGGTAAGCGTTATATGTCGTTGAACTGGATTGATGCAGATAACGCCGCGCAATATCAGACTGGTGAAAACGTACATGTTGATGTTGTAGACGAAACAAAAACCGAAAGCGAGGTTTGAGCATGGTTACACTGAACGGAAACAACGGCAATTACGAAGGTGAATCCTCCGACGTAAAGCCGACACTTACAGATAAGTACGAAGACAGAAATATAAAGTTTGTCGAACTTGATACCGGTATAGTTTATTACTGGAACGGTACACAGTGGAAAAAGTTTGGAGGTGACTGATATTGAATATTCTTGACGTAGCAATTGCCGGCAGAATTGCAGCAGGCGAAGGCGGCGGTGGCGGCGGCGGCACAGATAACTATAATGATTTGTCGAACTTGCCACAAATCAACGGCGAAACGCTGGCCGGCAATAAAACGGCTGAAAATCTGGGCTTGCAGGACGCTTTAACTTTCGACAGCGCACCGACAGAAGACAGCACAAATCCCGTTGAATCAGGCGGCGTATATAACGCGCTTGCCGGTAAGCAGGATAATTTAACCTTTGACGATGATCCGACAGAAAACAGCACTAACCCGGTAAAGTCAGGCGGTGTTTATAATGCATTAACCGGCAAACAGGATAATTTAACCTTTGACGGCGTTTATAACGCGTCAACAAACAAGGCGGCCACAGAATCAACAGTTACTAATGCAATTGCTGGACTGGACGTTTCTGCTTTTTCTGTTGACGCCGACGAAACAATTTCAAGTATTTCAGAAACTGACGGTAAAATAAGTGTAACTAAACAGGATATAGCCATTGCATCAAATCAGGTTACGGCAATGACTGGCTACACTAAGCCGTCAAGCGCACCGGCTACTCCGGCAATACAGACAAGCGACACAGCTAACCAGGCATTTGGCAAGCTTGAATTTAAAGCCGATACCAACCAAACAAATATTTCATCCATATCAGAAACGGTCAATATATTAAAGCTGTCAGAATTTAACAACGCTTTTGGTATGAAGATCAGCAAGAGCGACACCAACCCGAACACGAAAGTGTCATATATGTTTAATGCAGAAGGCATGACACCGGCATATATGGATTTCACAGGTGGTTCGTTTAACTTTGGCGGTTTTTCATCATGGAAACCAGTGGCAGATAACCGTCCGGTTGGACTTAATTTCGATGGTTCGGTAGCGTATGAGCTTAATCATACAGATTTCAGCAAGAAACTTGACGGTACTGCTTCTGATATTACCGATGCAACAAAGACTATAAACTTCATGTCTGAAATGCCTTTGATGTATGTCAGAAGATGGGAAGATGAAAACTATAATTACATCGTATTCTGTGAATATCAGACAAACGAAAACTATACTGCTGATGCGTTTAAAAACGCAAATGGTGGTACAGGCTCTAAACTTTATCTGCCAATGTTCAAAGGATCATACGTAGACGGTAAACTTAGATCACTTGCTAAACAGTATTGGCAGAATAACGCTGATGTACAGGGGACAGAAGCTGAATGGAACGCTGCGGTTGCTTGCGGTACAGGCTGGCAGACTTGGGACTGGGCAAAAAGAGAATATCTTTCAGACCTTATGACCTTTATCACAAAGTCAACAGACTGGAAAAACAAGTTTGGTCGAGGTGTAACAAACAGGTCAACTTCGAATAATAACAAGTTCGACGGGCAGCCGACAGGCGGTTACTGTTCAACGTCAGGCGATTTAACAACATGGACGGCGGACTATCACGGTCAGTTCTATGGCGTTGCAAGTACAACGTCTGATAAGAAGCACGTGACAGCGTTTTATGTTGAAGATCCTTACGGAAACAGATGGGAAAGAACGCCTGGACTTGAATTATACAACAATGTTTACAGGACGAAAATGTCACCACCATATGCACTTACAGATTCAGCATCGAGGGCAGAATACGATAACCTTGGTATAAGTGCACCTGCCGAAGGATGGTTTAAAACAGCATCAACGAGCATACACGGTTCAGTTCCGGTTGCTGTAGGTGCGAGTGAAACAACAGGCTACTGTTCTTACTTCTACAAAAATGCGTCAGGCGTTCGTCTTGCTTTGTTTGGCGGCGCTTGTACTCATGGCGGTCTATGTGGTCGTTTTGTTTGTCTCGACTGTGCTCCTTCTTTTTCTGGTTGGCTTTTTGGCGCGTCGCCTTGTTTCGTATCCCCTTGACGAGGGGGTTGCAAGGGGGACACTTCCCCTTTGCATAAACTAAGTTCATTATCGTATTTATAATAATATTATATACGGTTTACCTTTGCACGAC